ACCGTGATCGCATTTATGTCTACAAAGAAACCTCCGACGATGGCAGCGACGACCCGGCGTTCGCAACGACGCTGTGGCGTGACCTGCCATGTAGCATCACCGCAGTCAGCGGCGGCGAGACGTATCGTGGCAGGCAGATTGAAGCGACTGTCTCACACGTCATCGAAATGCGGTACTACGCCGGGATATTGCCGAACATGCGAATCTACCAGCCGCTGACCCAGACTTACTACGAAGTGAGCCGGGTGCTGGCGATGGACAGTAACACACAGCTGATGATTCAGGCGACGGAGGTGGTTGTCTGATGGCGAAAAAGAAAAAGGGATACGGCGGCGTTTTGGAAATCGAGCAAAGCATCGATTTTGAAGCAGTTGCGTCCAAGATAACAGGCCAGCTTCGCTACAACGTCCAGCAAAAAGGCCTGGAGAACGTCGGCCGGATTGTGATCGACGAAGCCCAGAAACGTGTGCCAAAAAGCTCGCAGACCGGGACAAAGAAAAAATGGTCCCGCAGCTACCGGGAACGATACAGAAAGTCGACGCCACTGCACACGCAGTTCATCACAAAACCGCTTTCATACCGTGGCGGAACAGTGATCGGGATGGTTGTCAAGGTTCGGTATCCGCAAGGTGCCCACGGCCATCTTGTCGAGTTCGGCCATCGGTCGGTTTTGTGGGGAAGACGGACTGGAAATATGGTACAAGGCAAGCGGTTCATGCTTCCCGCAATCGAAGCGTCAAAAACCCGGGCCGATAACGCATTCCGGCTAGGCGTCGAAACTGCAATCGTGATGGCGGGTGGCTGATGGACATCGCAACCAACCTAAAAACCTACCTGAAAACGAAGTCAGCTGTAACGGCCTTGGTCGGCAGCGTTGATGCTGCCCGCATTTTCATTCATGACGCCAAGGAAGGCGTGCAGTTGCCGTTCGTGGTGATCGTGGTTCTGACTGGCAGCAGTTCTGTCCATTTGGGCGGGGCGGCTGGAATTGCCAGCAACCGGGTCAGCGTCATCAGCTATGGCAACACACACGCTGCCGCCTACGAACTGGACAAAACAATCAGACTCTGCCCGCTGCTCGGCTACCGGGGCACGATGGGCAGCGGCTACGTACACGCTGTCGATGACGACCAAGGCTTTGAATGTGGCTATGACCCGCCGGTAAGCGGCTCGGCCCAGAAGCGTTATTGGGTCATGCGTGATTATCTGTTCACACACAAGGAAACTTCGGACTAAGGAGGTTGGGATAAATGCCAAATACACGAATTGACACCGGCCACGGCGGCACGATTACCTTCGGCACCAGCAGCAGAGGCATGAACTGGCTGACGATTGACCCGGGAGAACGGGTACGGCCAGCAATTGACATCACGCATCTGGCAAGCACCGCGCCAACCTACATGGCTGGTGACTTGGAGGAACCGGGCGAGGTGAAGCTTACATTCCAATGGGACCCGGCGGCGACTGCGGGCTGGTATGCAACCAGCACCACATCAGAAACCGTGACCATCACTTGGCCGGTCGCACCTGGCGGAACCAATGCGGCGAGCTACGCCGGAACGGGACTGGTGACCAACGTCAAGTTTCCGAACCTTGCAACGAGCACCGTGCAGACTGGCGAGTTGACCGTGAAATGGACCGGAGCAACCCCGCCAGCATGGACCGCAGGCAACTAACCGGAGGAACCGATGGCAGAACGTGTACGGCTGGCACCACATCCGGCCAAAGACAAAGACGGCGGACCGCTGTTTCCGATGCTTCGCAGCATCATCGCCGACGGTTACGGGCTGGTTGGCTACACCGGCGACCCGCCTTACCACCGGGTTCAGTTTATTAACTGGTACGCATCGCAGGAACCGTGGATTGTGACGGCGGTCAAGGTGCTGGTTGAAACGGAGTTTGGCGTAAAGCCTGACCACATTGCCAGCGTCCCAGAACCACTAGCAGCACAAACAGACGAGGAGGATGACGACTAATGGCAAACGAAATCAGCGTAACAATTGGGGCGAGCGTCACAAATGGATTTCTGCGGCAGACATCCGCAACCCAGACGCGGCAGTTCAACCAAACGACCGCACGGGCTGGCAGCGTCTGCCAAGACGTTGGCACCTCGGAGGAAACCGTAGCGTTCGGAGATGTCGTGCCTGGCTACATTGTGGCGACGAACTTGGACACGACGAACTTCGTTAGCCTGCGATTTGCCAGCGGCGGCGGCAACGCCATCAAACTCCAGCCCAACGGCGGTCAGGCATGCTTTGAAATTGGCTCGAGCATCACGCTGTACGCCATCGCTAATACGGCGGCATGCAAAGTGAAGTTTGATTTGTACAACACATAAGGAGCAGACGGTGAATCGAGAGCAGTTTTTACGTGGTCGGACGGCAAAAGTTGTCGAGGTTGACGTTCCCGACTTCGGCGTCGTCAAAATGCGGGAGCTGCCGGAATCCATTCGGGTGCGAGAGTTCGATACATGGCTCCGTCCAGGGGAAAAAGTCAACCGACAGCGTCAACTGGATGCCCGGCTGAAAATCATTTCGCTCTGCGTGGTTGGTGACGACGGCCAGCCATACCTGAGCGATGCCGACTTTCCCGAAATGCGGCAAATGCCATCGGCGGTCATTAGTCGCATGGCTGATGTGGCGATGAACCTCGCCGGACTGAACGACGACGACATCGGCGACAAGCTAAAAAAAACGTCGACCGATTGATTCAGAATCCGAGGCGGATGCTGCATCTGCGGCTGGCTGAAATTGCTGGCACGACAGATGCGGATTCCGTAGCGGATTTGCTTACACCGCAGCAGCTGCTGGAGTGGTGGGCGTACGGGTGCCTGAATGGCTGGTTTATCAACCCCGATACGCTGAAAAAAGGCGGCATGAACGCAGACGAATCTTTGGAGTTTTTCAAGGGGCTGGGCAATGGCAGGAACGACAATCCATAGCTTGGCCTATATCGTCACGGCGAACACTGAGCAGTTCGAAAAGGGCATGATCGCCACGCGGCAGGAACTGCGGGCCAGCAAAAAACTGATGGAGGAATCCGTCCCGGCCATTGTCAAATATGAAAAGGCAATGGCAAACGTCGATTCCATGTTGGCCAAAGGCTTGATTGACCGACGGACTCACACGCAATCGGTCGCCCGTTTAAAAACCGAATACGGCCAGATGAGCAGTTCAGCCCAATTGCTGGCAGAAAGCAGCGACAAGTTTGGCCGGACAATTCGAGGCTGGGGTACTGCTGCCGTTGGCGTGTTCAGCGTCAGCAAGGCGATCGGTGCAATTCGCAGTGAGTTTGAAAACATCGACGCAACCGTTAAGGACGCGGAAAAACTTGGCATTGCCATTGACGACCTGATGCGATTGCGTGGCGTGGCCGACATGGCAGGCGATGCGTCTGCTGAAACGGTGGACAAGTCAATCGCCAAACTAAACCGCAACCTCAAGGAACTGCGGGAAGGTGCTGAGTCGGCGACTGAGATGTTTGCCCAGATTGGCCTGACCGCTGCGGACCTTGAAAACATAGACTTGGGAGACGCGTTCCTCAAGGTGGCCGACGGCATCGCAATGATTGAGGTTGCGGATAAACAACTGGCCATTACGCAGGAGATTCTTGGCAAGGGTGCTGGCGACCTTGCCAACATGATGAAGATGGGCAGTGATGAAATTGAACGCATGGGCAAGGGCATCCCGGCAGTCAATGCCATCGACGCCGAGAAGGTGGCCAAAGCAAAAGATGCGATGGAGAAAATTGACCGCTACCTGACATCAATTGCCCAGACAATGGCGGTTCAGTTAGCCCCGGCAATCGAGGCAGTCGCCAAAGCGATCGACTTTTACTTCGGCACGCCAGAACGGAATATGGCAGGAGCGATCAGTAAAGACGTCGCTGGCCCGGCAAACATGGCTGGTTCTGAATACTTCCAATCGCAGTTTAATGACACGCCGACAAACTTCGACAATGCCCAATTGGTTGCGTTTATGAATCAGGCGGCGAGGCTTGACCCGTCGTTTTCAATGGCATCCGCAAGCCAGCAAAGCGAACGTTTCGCCAGTTTGGACCGGGCAATGGCAACACAGACACAGCGGCTGATGGCGGGCACAATTTCCAATGACGCCTACGAAGGCGAAATCCGCCAGCTATTCAACGGCATGTTTTTGGAACTGCTGCGGATGCGGCAAGCTGCCGAGCAGGCAAATGAAATCGCACAATCGCAGGAGGCGAAAGTCCAGTAATGGCAGACCTAATAAACCAGTCGCTGACAAAGCGAATCCAAGACGGTTTTCTGCAATACGACTACAGCGAAACCTATCAGGTCACGTCCTCCGGTCTGGCCGCCGCCTGCCTCGCCCAAGGCGTGCCGCAGATTGGGCAGGCAGTGCTGCTGACCGGTACCAGCGACTACGTGTGGTGTCATACCCAAACACCAAACCGCCGCAGCGACCGTGACGCTCGCAACCTCTACACGGTGACCTGTTTATTCTCAAACGCCACGACCAAGTACGAGCGGGATGTCGACGGCAACCCAGTCACCAGCCCAGAAGATATCGTCCCCAAGGTCGATGTCGCTTTTGAGGAGTATTCTGAACCTGCGACCGACGCACATTTGATCGGATTTACGGACGCATCGGAATCGGACCCATTCTTGGCGGAAATTAAGACTCCCCCGCCGTACCTGCAAGAACGCCAAAGCGTCGACGTCGGAAACTTTACAGGCGGGCCGGTTGTCAATTCAGCCAATGACGTCGTGCCGAACATTCAGCAGCGGAAGCACAATAAGCGGATCACGTATTGGACCTGGCACCGTGACTGGGACCCAGCCTGGGAGCAGTTTCTGGACAAGGTGAACCGGTTCCAATTGACTATCAGCCAATACGACCAAGAAGGCATCCGGCTCCAGTACGTGTTCGACCCGCTGACAGTCGTGGTCAACGACCTAATCAAGGAGGACCACTGGCGGAACGGTCGGCTCTACTTTCGGCGAGGCATCGCCATGATGCACAACCCACGCGGCTGGCTGACCAAGATAAACGACGAGGGGTTTAATGAAGCCCTATTTAACGGCCAGTACAAAGCCAGCAATTCGACCACGTTTACCACATCGGACCTCACCACCAACGACCCGATGAACCGCACGCTGACAACCTACAAAACGCCAATCGTCGAGGAGTCGATTCCGCTGAAGGACGAAGGCAGCGACGGCATCTATGTGGCACCGGCATCGATGATTCAGCTTAATGGGTACGGGCGGCAACTTGGCTGCACAACGCCAAATAAGCTGGCCGACGGCACGCCTAAGGCTGGCTGGTTTTTGACGTACCGGCCAGCAGACTTTTCGGCACTGGGCATCAACTAATGGAACTTTCGCCGGACGATATTCGGGCACTGCGGGAATGGAAGGCCTGGCTGCGAACCAACGGCCAGCGAGCAACACGGACGGAGTACGTAACGCTCCAGCCCCCACGGATGATTACTAAGGGGCGAGCGATGAAGCTCATCAAAGCCCCATCTGGCGGCATCCCCGGTCGGGTCGGCACATTACTCGGCGGCGTTATCTGCGACGTGTGGAAGGAAGCGGCGACGACGCAGCAGATTGAGGACAGCGGGCAGGATATCAAGGTGATGAACTGGACCACGTCGGCGGTCTGCGTCAACGGCGACCGCTACGGCATCGCTGCGTGGATTAACGGCGGCTGGTATGTAATCGCCGAGGACTGCAACGATGAGGGCTCGACGGTTACACCTGCCTCGCTGGCGACTGGCGGCGGAACTGTTGGCGATGCAATTGACACAGGGACGATTACGCCAACCGGCATGACACTTGGCACGTTTGAAGTGCGGTTTAGTGGTGCTGGTGTTGGCAGCGGGTTTGAATAATGGAGGCCTAAATGGCAACGTTTGTAAAGTTCTACAGTTTCTGCGAGGCGTTGGCGGAAAAAAGTCATAACCTCGGGAGTGACACCCTCAAATGGATTCTCACCAGCGACGCGCCAAGCCTGAGCTGGACGCAGTTGTCGAACGTTACCGGGCAGTTATCGACTGCGAACGGTTACACGCAAAACGACAAGACGATGACCGTTACGAGTTCCAGCCAGTCGAGTGGCCTGTATACGCT